AGGACAATGTCAGCAAGACCCTGAGGAACGTGAACAAGGGTCTCGGCGGCCTGTCGAAAAAGTCGCTGGCCGTTGGAACCGCTATCGGGACGGCCCTCGGGGGGATCGCCCTCAAGGCAATCGGCGCCCTGACCGGCCAAATCACCGGCGCCTTCCAAAAGCTCGGTGAGCAAGATCAGCTGATCAAACGCACCAACAATGTGCTTCAGACCACGGGCAACATTGCGAACGTCACCGCCGATCAGATCCTCAAGCAGTCCAGCGCCCTTGAAATGCTCACGGGCATGGAGCAGGAGGCCATCCAGAACGGCCAGAACCTACTCCTCACCTTCACGAACCTGCGCAACGAGGCGGGCGAGGGTAATGACATCTTCACCCAAGCGAGCTCGATCATGGTCGATCTGGCAACGGCGATGGGCGGAGATCCACAGGGCGCAGCGATCCAGCTCGGTAAGGCGCTCAACGACCCCACGAAAGGAATCACCGCCCTTACTCGCGTCGGCGTTAGCTTCACACAGCAGCAAAAGGACCAGGTCAAGGCGCTGCAGGCCAGCGGCGACATTCTTGGTGCGCAGAAGGTTATCCTCGGAGAGTTGAACACACAGTTCGGCGGCGCCGGCAAGGCCGCTGGCGAGAGCTTCGCTGGACAGATGAAGATCTTGGAGCACGTCCTTACCGGCCTCATCGAAGATGCACTGCGCCCGCTTCTTCCTCTAATCATTGGCTTTGCGAAGTTCCTGACAGGCACAGCGGTTCCGGCAATCCAGCGCGCCGCCGATGCCTTCAATGCTTGGTTTGGCGGCGGCAGCCTACAGGGCATTGGAGATGTTATCACCCAGGAGATCTTCCCAGCGCTGATCGGGATCGGAAACATCTTGTTCAAACGAGTGATCCCACAGGTCCTTGACTTCGCAAAGAAACTCGGCGCCGGCCTCATGCCGATCATCAAGACGGTCGCCGGCTTTATCAAGGGCACAGTTATCCCGGTCTTCCAGCAGATTGCACAAGCGGTGGTTCGCGATGTTCTGCCAATCGTCAGGCGCCTCGCCGACTTCTTCATCCAGCGGGTCCTGCCGGCCGCATCGACGGTGGCCACGTTCATCGCCGGCGTTCTCGGTCCGGTATTCCGCAAAGTCGCTGACGTCATCACGCAAAAAGTTCTGCCGGTCGTCGTGAAGCTCGCAAACTTCTTCGTCAATAACGTTCTGCCAGTCATTGCCGATCTTGCCGGCGCACTCTGGGGCAACGGCTCGGGTCCCCTGCCCACGGCGCTCAACGCAATCGCCGGCGTGTTCTCATTCGTCGCGGACGGCGTCGGCTTCCTGTTCGGCCTCCTCGAAGATCTACTCGACATCCTCGGCAAGGTCGCGCAGGCCATCGCCGACAGTCCGATCGGGCAGATCGCAGGCGCAATCGGCGGGTTTGTCGGCGACCTCTTTGGCGGCCAGCGCGCTGCCGGCGGACCTGTTGCCGGCGGCAAGGCGTATCTCGTCGGGGAAAAGGGACCAGAGCTCTTCGTCCCAGGACAGAGTGGCTCGATCGTTCCGAACACCGGCCTGGCGATGCCAGCTATGTCTGCGGGCGGCGCCGGCAGCGTTGCCGGCGAAATCCGTCGAGCCTTCGCCGGGCTTGGCATCTATCTCGATGGCGAGTCCGTCGGTCGGGTCTCCGATCGTCGCCTCTCCGTGGCACTCGCAACAACCGGCACCACGAGCAGGAGCGCAAGCGCGTTCCGCTACGGCCGATAAGCAAAGGAGCACCTGACCATGTCACTCAGCAGCATCAGCATCAGCGAGGGCGATGGCGATAAGATTCTGGCCGCCGACGAGGTGACCCAGGACGCGCTCATCGTTCAGCGACAGCGCTTCCTCGTTGACCCAAGCCACCTATCAAGCTACGGCGCAAACCAGATGCCAACGGCCAACACCTCGGCGGGTGTTCTGGCGGCGGTCTATGCTGGCGGGGCCAACAACGTCTACATCCGACGCATCGAGCTGGTCCAAGAGGTCCTCGCCTCGGCCGCCACGCTCTACACGGTAGAGTTCGGTCGCACGCTGACTCAGCCGACCGGCGGAACAACGCGCACCCCGACCGACCTTGACTCGGCAGACGCGGCATCAACCGCGACTCTTCGGATCTCGTCCTCGGCAACACCGAACACGGGCCTGACGGCACCGACGGCCATCTTCTCCAAGACGATGGTCTTAGTCGATACCGCCGACAAGCTCGCGACGAGCTCTTCGGTCGCCTTCGACTTCCCGGACCTCGTCAAGGCGCCGAAGATCAACGCCGGCTCCACCGAGTCGTTCGTGATCAGCACGCCGACCGCAAGCGCGGCATCGGGCCGCCTTCGCATCAACGTTCTGTTCTACGAGACTGAGTTCTAACAGGCGGGCGCACCGATGGCGAGCAGTTGGCTCAACGGCGTAACGCCTCGACAGCAGCCGTATTCGCTGCGCGTCGAAGGCATGTGGCGCGGGCTCGATCTCATGGTCAATCGAGCCTCGCGCAGCGCCGCCGTGCGCGAATATGCGCCATCGGTGATCCCGGACAGCATCAGCCTGGACTCGTCCGCCGACGATCTCGGTGGGACGCTGACGTTCGAAGTGCTTCAAGACAAAACCCCCGCCCAGGGGCCGTGGTGGTCGCGCGACATCCTCCCGGATAACGCCCTCGTCACCTTCTCACAGAACCGCTCGGTCGACGGGACCTATGCCCCGCAGACTCGGCTCTTCACCGGCTTCATCGATAACATCGATGCTCGGCTGCTCGGCGGCGGCACGGGGTCGCTTGCGACCGTGACCTGCGTCTCGCTCAGCGCGGTGCTTGATCGGACGTTGGTCCGCAAGGTCACACGCCGTCGAACCGGCCTGGCACTTTCCAAGATGGTCATCAGCGCCGGCACAGACAAAGAGCAGATCCGACAGATCCTCGCGCTCGCCGGCGGCCGTCGTCGCGTTGGCAACGCCAACATCTTCAACCCGACCAACATCAGCCTGGTGGAGCAGACCGCGACCAACCTTCCGCAGCTCGAGGTTCAGCTTGGAACGCTGCGCCAGGCGCTCGAGGCGGTCTGCGAGTCCGCCCAGAACAAAGACGGCAAGCGCCGTCACTTCTACATCGACAGTCGCACGGGCAAGCTCATCTACGGGTTCGCAGACGCCTCAGAGATTGCCTATGCCGACGCCCCTCTCGAGCTGGTCACCGATCCCGGAGATCAGGAGCTCGACGCGCCGGTCGACTTTGGACACGATGAGTGGCTGCGCAGCTCGGGCCGACTAACCCTGTATCTCAACCCGCTCAGCACCGGCAACAGCACCGTGCGCAATACCGGGGCGCGCAACGTGGCCATCCAGGAGACGATCATCACCGCCGGCACCGGCCTCTTTACGCCGTCATTCGTGCCCAAGCCAATCACGTCAGAGGCAAGCAGCGCCGCCATCGTTCTCCGATCAGGCCAAATCAATAGCGGGGGAACAATCGGCACCGACTCCGCGCGCTACTTCCGCATGCCGTCCGCCGGCGCTCTGCGCGGATCGCAGTTTACCCTCTCCGGCTGGTTCAGGACCTCAACCGAGGATCAAGCCGTTCTGCCGCCCAAGGGCAATGATTACTACTTTATCGACGCGATGGTCGGCGCCTCGGGCTTTGGCATCCGCCTCGAGGATGTCACCGGCGTAGTTCCTCCGGTCATTCCTGAGCCGCGCTTTATGCGGGTTCACCTGGCTCGCGCCGGCGTCAACATCATCTCGTCTCCAATCGGGGGCCTGGCCGCCTTCGCCTGGCACCACATCGCAGCGACCTTCGACGGCACAACCGCCAAACTCTTCGTCAACGGCTCGCTGGTCGGATCGACTGCGATGGTGGCGATCAGCCCGGCCTCAGAAATCCGGATCGGCGGGATGCTCGGGATCACCGACTCGTTCCCCGGCGCCTATGCCCACATCGCCATTCACAATGAGGCACTGACCACCGGTGAGGTTCAGGGCCTCTACGCCGCCGGCACCTGGACGCGCGCGACCTCCAAGATCATCCCCCGCGACCTGTTCGTCGGCACCGACCACAGCCGGGTGGTGAAGCGCGTCTTCATCTTGGCCGCCGATACCGCCGCCGATAAGGACGAGGACGACGACCCCTACATGCGCGACTACGCCGCCGTCCCTAACGAAGCCGGAACCGCTACCGCCTACTCGCGACGCTCGGCCTCGATCGTCTTCGAGGACGTGCTTGAGGCACCCTACATCCGAACGCGCAAGAAGGATAAGCGCAAGGAGAAGCTCGACCGTGCCGCGCGATCGTTCTTCGGAGAGCGCCGACAGCCAGAGCAGTCAATCACGGCCGTTATTCGTGGAGCAAGCGACACACAGGCATGGTGGGGCTTCGGCTACAACTCCGGCTGGCGCCGCTCCGGATCGACCTACTCATTCGTTCGCGAGGGATGGCGCCCAGGGCAGTGGGTCAAGATCGACGCGCCCAGCCTTGGCCTGGTCGGGCTCTACCGCATCGCCTCTGTCGCCATGAGCCTCGAGCCGAACTCCCTCATTCGCCGCTTTGACCTGGAGATCGACGCCCGGCCACGCTACCGCGTTGGCCGCCTGGCGGCGATGGACTAATGAGCAAGATCGGCGTCTCCTCTGGATCACTCGCCGCCTCAACCGGGGCCGTCGTCGACGAGCTCGGTCAGCTGCTGATCGGCACTGACACCAGCGGCGGAGAGGCGCAGTCCGTCGGCCCTTCGTTGCGCCGCGAGCTGCTCACGGGCTTCGCCAACGGCGACTGGAGCATCGCGACATCGAGCATCGGCAACATCACCGAAGAGGAGAACCCTCTGCCGTTCTGGACGCGGGTCAGCACCGACGCCACCGCCGGCACGCTGCCGGTCGAAGAGCGAGTGACCATCGAGGTCATTGAGAACGACGCCGCTGCGTCGGGTAACGAGCTGCGCTTTACCATCACCAAAGACGCTGTCAACGCCAAAGAATACGCCATCTCCAGGTTTACGCCAGTCGCCGGCAGCCGGGCGCGCAGCTTCATCTACGAGCCCCGCGCCCACGTCATTGGCAGCACCGGAGCGTCGGCCGCCAACATTAACGCCTACATCCGCGCCTACTACGTTGACACCTCCCTCACGATGGTCGGCACCAGCTGGACTAACTCTCCGGTTCTCACCGGCATCGATCGGGAGATCCAAGCGCTCCCGAACGGCGGCGCCCAGCTGCCGTCCGACGCCGCGTTCCTCTACGTCGAGATCGGCGTCTTGATCAACGGCGCAATCACGACCACCGAGACGATGACCGTCCCCGAGGCGCGACTCGACGTTGGCGGCATCCAGCTGCTGCTCACCGACCAGAACGCCGCCGACCCGACGCGCGGCGGCGCATACGTGTCAAGCGGGCAGCTCTACTTGACCGCCGACGCCCACGACGGGGTGGGGGCCGACCCGGCGGTGATCCTTGATACTGCGAACGATCGATACTACATGGACGCCAAGCCGGTAGCGGGCCGAGGCACCGGACCGGCGACGACCACCGTCAGCGGCACGGCGACCCTTCTCGATCTTGATGCATCGTCAGAGTCTGGGGTCTATCGATCCGGCGACACGATGGTCGCCCAGTTCGCCGGCTACTATCTGATCACCGCGCGGGTGAGCTTCCAGTCGTCCGGCGCGGGGACCTACCGGCGGATCTTCGTGCGCAATAACGGCACGACCATCGCGACCGCCCAGGACGCCATCTCGACCGCCTCTATCGCCCACAACATCAATGTGGCCACCCAGCTCAACCTGGCGGCCAACGACGCCATCGATATCCAGGGGCAGCAGAACAGCGGCGGAAACCTGACCGCCACCGTCCTCGAGCTGGCCGTCACTCGCCTCGGCAACTCGATCTAACCGCGCCACAGGGCGGGCGCCGGCGATCTATCAGGAGACCGTAGGAGGATCCTCGCCATGGCATACCGCACACTCAAGATCGTCACCCAGACCGATCAGATCGAAGGGCAGAAGACCAAGACCACCGCAGATAACTGGATGGACGACTGCGGTCCGGCCTCGTTGATGACCATCGCCAATCACCTGCTCGGCACGAGCTATAAGTCGGCAGACGGGATCGCCTTCATGACCAAGGCGGGCCGCGTTGATCGCGACGGCGCTGGCGACCCAACCACCTACGCGATGATGGAAAAGGCGGCGCCACTCGTCGGTCTCAAACTGAACTATCCGAAAAGCTGGTCCGATGTCGTCGCCGCCCTGCGCGACCCCGAAGCCGCGCTCCTGATCTCCGTCGATCAGCCGAAGAACTACCCGACCACGGTGCCGCTCTCGGCCTGGGCCAAGCGCCACAAACAGCGTACTGGCGGGAGGAGCTACGGCCACGTCACCGCCGCCGCCGGCGGAGACCGAGGCGCACAGTGGGCCGACCCAACGATGAGCGGAAAGGGCGCCGAGGCCAACGCCGTCCAGATCACCGTCGAAGAGCTCCGCGGCATCCTGGCCAGCAAGAACGCCGCCCATCCGCACAAGGGCGTCCGCATCTTGCGCGCCAAGGCCAAGCCGGAGCTGCCAAAGCAGGTCGCCGAGACCCCGGTCAAGGCGCTGCCGGCTGAGCCAAAGCCGACACCGGTCGCACCAGCGCCGGTCGCGCCAAAGCCGGCCCCAACTACCCCGCAAAAGCCAAGGCCAAAGGCGCCTCGTCGACCAGACCGCAACCCGCCGTCCTTCCGGCACCAGGAGGTCGCGGCGCGTCAGGAGCTCAGTGCTATCCTAAAGGAGCTCGATAAGACCCCGTGGGGCCGAGCCAAGCTCGCCCTCTGGGGCCGCGTTGAGGTTCTTCGCCGCATCATCAACCGTAATCGATAAGGAGACCCAGTCATGGAAAACCCGTTCCTGTCCGAACTCGCCACCGCCCTCGTCATCGCCCTCGTCCCCGTCGTCATCGGGGCGATCGGATTCGTTGGTCGCTGGGCGATCGCTTACGTCAAGGCACGCGTCGCAGCCGAGCACTACGTCGTGCTGAGCCAGCTCGCCCGCCGAGCCGTCGAAGCCGTTGAGCAGACCCTCTCGGCCGAGTCCAATAAGTCCAAGCTGGCCGCCGCCAAAGCCGCCGTCGAAAACGCCCTTCTTGCAAAGGGCATCAGGCTCGACGAGGCAGAGATTATCTCCGCCATCGAGGCCGCCGTCTACGCCGAAAAGCTAAACGCGGTCTTCACCGTCGAGCAGTCAGCGCCATCTGTTGCTGCTGCTATTCCGTCATCCGATCCGGCTGACGAAGCGGTCGTCTAATGCGCATCCTCGCCGCCGCCGACATGGGCGTCGACGGGGTCGAACTGGTCGTATGGCTCGACGAGAGCAAGACGATCATCGGACCCGACGGCGACACGCGACCAGACCCAACTGCGGTCTGGCGCACCTTCACGCCGCGCGACGCCTGGGAGAACAACCGCGTCAGCGCCCTTGCTGACATCGCGGCGCGGGCAGACGCCGAACTTCGTCGCCGTCGTCCGGTTGAGATCGCTGATCTCGCCGGCACGGATCTAAACCCGTTCCTCGTCAGCGCAGTCGCGCCGGCGGAGACCACAGCCGAGGACGTTGACTGATGTCAGGAGTAAAGACCGCCAAGAAGGGCAAGGGCAAACAGCCAACGCCGTCGCTGACCAGCCGCCGCTGCGTCAAGTGCAACAACAAAATCATGAGCAACGAGATCTCCACGATCCTGCTCATCGACATGGCCGCGCGCACTCGCAAGATGGCCTTCTATCACCGAGGCTGCCGATGATTACCCTGCCAAGCGTCGAAGTCGTGGCCACTATCGCCGGACTGATCGGAACAGCTATCGCCGCCGGCCTGGGGGCCGCTCGCGCCGAGACCAGGCGTCAGCGCGGCGCCATCGCCCAGGACATCAAGCGCGAGGTGGCTATCATTGAGCGCAAGCTAACCACCACCACCCGCACCCTTGCCGGTCAGATCGCCAAGTTGGAAGACGAGCTCGAAGAGACCAGGCAGCTCAACGCATCGCTTCAAGAGTCAATCGTCGAGTTGACCGCGCGCATCGACGCCGCCCTTCGCGCGCTGGACCTTGGTCCGGCTGGCGTCGCGCCGGCAAAAGAGATCCTCGGCAAGGCGCGCAAGCCGCGCGGAAAAAAGGCATGAGCCCGGAGATCGCAGAGGGCCTCGGCGCGGTCGCTATCTTCGCGCTACTCTTCGCCGGCCTCGCCTTCGAGGCGCGGCGTCAGGAGCGGGCAGAGGACGCCGCCCGAAAAGAACGCCTGTCCAAAGCGCGAAAGGTCAGCCTCGATCGCCGAGACTGGTAGGGCGCTTTGTCCGGCGCTTGCGCTGACGGCGACCCTCGGGGGGAACGATCCGACGCATGGGTGGATCATTAAAAGCGCCCGGCGAGCTGCCATCATCGGTCTGCCGAACGATCGACGATAGAGGGACCAGGCTCACCCGTCGCAGGTCATCCCATTGAGTGGGCGACGTCGAGACGATAATCCCCTGATCTCGCGCCCAGGCAGACCAGCCAAGCTCGGTCTCGCCGGCATCAGTTTGGCGCTGCCACTCCTCCCGGAGCCACTTGGTCGCGGGATCAAGGATGTCGCGGAAGGCGGGGTTTCCCGAGTATGGCATCAGGCCGCTCCTGGAAGGTCAACGCCTTCCATCTTTCGTTCGCCTTTTTGCTCCGCTTCGTGATACGCGACAAGAACCTTCTGAAGCAAGGCATTCTCGCTCACGATCCCCTCGACCACCACAAACCGGCGCCCGCAGGCGTCGGAGAGGCAGCGGCGGCGCCGATACACGAGACCCCCCATCTCGCGCGGTCGGTCGCCGCCGCCATACGTCGACGGGTGATCGCAGAACGGGCAGTGCCGCTCGATCGCGGCGGTCATTGGGTAAGCTCCTCGTCGTCGTCTGCGGTGATCGCGGCGACGGTTCGAAGGAGGACCACCGCCAGCTCATACGCCGCGATCGGCGTGAGGGCCATCGGCGTAATACCGCCGCGCCCCACGACAATCGTCGGGCCGGCCTCAACCTCGATACGGGGAGCCTTCTCATACAACATCGTCATCACCCACATTGTGCCAATCAAAAGACTTTCACGCAAGGCCCTTTAGAACGTGATCTCGCGCGGGGTGTAGGGGTTCGCGGGATCAAACCACCACGGGGCGGAGACGCGCCCCTCCGCGTATAGCTTGGCGTCAGGGCCACGAAGTTCGATCCGGTTCGCGTACTGAGGGTACGCCCACAGAAAGAACCGCGCCCAGCCGGCGGCCACCCTATTGTCAATCTTCCACTCACCGCTCATCCCCGAGCCAACGTAGCGCGACCGCGCGAGCTCCCAGACCAGGCGCGCGGAGAGCCGGCCATTCCTCGAGCGCTCGAGCTCATCAAGCGCAAGCTCGGTGGCCCACTGGATCAGCCGGCGGCCCGAGGCGGCCTTGAGCTCGGCGCGGAGGAGTTCGACGGCGTCGTGCGCCGGCGCGGCCACCCGAGCAGGGCGAACCGGCTTCGGCGCGAGCCTCGCCGGCAGCTTACCGCCGCCGGCCACAAACCCCGACCAGTACGCCGCGGCCAGGTCCCCGGCCATGGGCGGGCGAGCCGGCTGGCGGCTCTCGGCGGCTATCATCCCGGCGGTCAGCGCGCTGCGCTGCGCCATTGTCATTGACCGGATCACTTCCGGCGTCACAGCTACGATCGTCATCAAATCCTCCCCGGCGCCACAGCGGCGCCATCAACACAACAAGTCAGGGCACGAGCCCCTAATCGGTCAAGCGAGGGCGCTTTCACCGACCCTCCTCGTCCTCGAGCACGATCAGCCCGGCGGCGACCAGGAACGACCAGGCCGCATAGCTAATCGTGTAGAGCAAGGGCAGGGCCAAAAAACCGCCCACGAGCAGCAGCTCCATCATCGGGCGCCCCAGCGGCGGCCGCGCCAGGCTATGACGCCGGCCACCGGGTCGATGGTCGCGAGGTCGATCGCGAAGGAGTTGTCGGCGAAGACTGAGGCAGTCGCGAACCCGAGCTGCCAGTCAGGCGCCGCGTTGTAGCCGAGGCGCTGGCGGCACATCATCCCAGTCGAGACGGCCTGCAGCCGGCGAAGCGGCACGCCGGCGACGCCGCCGCGACTCACCATCGCGACGCCCTGCCGGTGGTCGTGGCCGCCAACGACGGAGGCGTCCCACTGCGAGACTATCGGCAACACCGACGCGCCGCCGCCACCCTTCCGGCTGTGGTACCCGTGGGTCGCGATCAGGGTCGGCGTCACGGCGATCTGGGCATTGACGTAGTCGCCGCCGAGGTCGCCGGGGCGCTTGCCGACCCAGGTAATCCCGAGCTCGTCTATCGCTATCAGGTACGGCAGCGAGAGCACCTCGTCATCAGCACCGACGCGGCGGAGGCCGATGAGCGGCTCGGCGAGGCGCGCGACGTAGCTCGTCAGGCGCTCCTCGTGGTTGCCGGCGATGAAGAAGATCTCGGCATCCGGACCAGCAGCCGCGCGGATCTCCGCCAGGCGGGCGTGGGCGTACGCGAGCTCCTCCTGGAACGACGCACGACGCGCGCCACCGTCGGCACCAAAGCGCGACAGCTGGTACACGTCAAGGATGTCGCCGGTGAGATAGATCCGGCTCGGGCGCTCGTCGCGCAGCCAGGCGAGGAGCAGGGCGTGCGCCGCCGGATCCTCGTACGGGTACTGGGTGTCGCCGACGAAGCAGACGAGCTCGCCATCACGGCGCTCGCTCTTCGGCAGCGCCTTCAGATAGGTCATCGGCGCAGCGGCGACTCGAGCGATCGGCAGCTCCACCGCGGCGGCGGCCTCCGGCCCGATCGAGCGCGTCAGGCGCTCGAGGCGATTGCTAATCGCCTTCTTCGTGGCGGGCACGCCGGCCACGGCGGCGAGAAGTTCGGCCAGGCGAGCCTGGCTGGCCTCGGGGTGCTGCGATCGGAGAGAGACGAGCCTGGCGTCTATCTCCGGGGTCCAGGCAATCGTGGTGCGGGTGGCGGTCATGTTCTTGGTCCTCTCCTTGGGGCCAGCACAGCGCCGGCCACAGAGGACCGATCGGCGGGGCGCCCCGGGCGGTCAAGCGGGCCCGCTCTCAACAGCCCCGGACCCGGACGCCCCCTATTGCGCAAGGTCCAGGGGCCGTGGGAAGATCAAGCGGGAACAAAGATACGAAGGAGGACACAGATGGCCAGCGCTACCCGGACACCAGCCGCCGCACGACGACCACGAAAGGCCCGCCGCCGCCAGCGTCCGACACCGGCGGAACCCGGACACTCACCACAGCCCGGGGCCCTGGTCCCCGCCTCAAGGACGGCCGGCCGGCGACAAATCGGCACCCACGTACTCGGACACGGGGACGGGCCCACAATCACCCAGGCATGGCTCGACGGGCGCCAAGCGACGACCAGGCGGGCCTACGGTACCGACCTGCGAGCATTCGCGACCTGGCTCGGCGTCGACGGCCCGGAGGCCGCGATCGCCGGCCTGCTCGATCTTGACGCCGGCCAGGCGCACGAGTTGGTGCTCCGCTACCGCGCAGCGATGCTCGAGACGAGGCTGGCCAGCGGCACGATCGCCCGACGGCTCGCCACGCTCCGCAGCCTGGTGCGCGTCGCGCGGATGACCGGCCGCGTGACCTGGCAGCTCGACGTCAGCGCGCCCAAGGGGCAGCCGGTCCGCGACACGCGCGGCCCAGGCGTCGACGGCGTCGCGGCGATGCTTCGCGCCACGCCGACCGACAGCATCGCCGGCGCGCGAGACTACGCCATCATCAGCCTGCTTTTTGGCCTCGCCCTCCGTCGCTCCGAGGTCGCGTCGCTGCGAGTCGAAGACGTCGACCTCAAGGCGCACACGCTCGCGGTCTTGGGCAAAAGCCGACGCGAGCGTCAGCTTCTCACGCTGCCGACGCCGACAGCCGCGGCGCTTCGGACCTGGCTCAGGGCGCGCACGCAGGGCAGCTGGTCGACCGACCGGCTCTTCATCAATCTCGACCCAGCGATCGGCTGCGGAGGCAAACGCCCTAAAAGGGCGGAGCAGTGGCTGAGCGACCGGAGCATCGCGCGCGTCGTCAACCGCGCGAGCAATCGCGCCGGGCTTGACCGCACGCACGCACCGCACGGCCTCCGCCACAGCGCGCTGACAGCGGCGCTTGATCAGGGCATCGACCCGCGCACCGTTATGCGATTTAGCCGACACGCTCGCCTCGACACGCTGCTCGCGCACTACGACGACGCCCGACGCGACGACGGCGGAGCAATCGCCGCGACGGTCGCCGGACTCGTCGTCGAAAAGAAGCGCTCGAAGAGGCGCGCGACGCGATCTACTAAGTGATGAGTTTGATGCTCGCGGCGCTCCTCGCGGCCAGCAGCGCCCCGCTGCCGACCGGCGCGCCAGGCGTCGCGACCTGGTATGACGCAACGCGCAACCGCGCCTGGTACACCCAGGAGCCACGCAGAGGCGCCGCGTCGCGCAACCAGGAGGTCGGGCCGCTGACGCTCTACGGGGCCGTCAGGGGCTTCCGGTGGGGCGACCGGCCGTACCAGGTCGAGGTGTGCCGGCGCGACCGACCAGGCCGCTGCGTGACGGTCTGGGTCGTCGACTACTGCAGCTGCAGCCGGCTCCGCCCAGGCCGCATGGCGATCGACCTGAGCCCCGAGGCATTCGGCCGCCTGGGCAGGCTCGGCCTGGGGGTCCTCCCGGTAACTATTCGCCGCCTTGAGGCCCCAAAGAGCCGCCCAGAGCGGCCTCGCTTGACAGGCCAAAAAATAGGCCCTCTTTATAGGTAGAGAGTAGTGGTTATCTACTCTTACTTATCTACTTCCTACCGGTAATCTAATAAACAGTAAACCCTAAGAGATTAGGTATACCGGTATAGCGATCTTCGATCCTTCGTCAATCAGTAAACGCCCTCATCCTCAACGGCCACCGGGATCCTCTCCCCGGTGGCCGCTTGCGATCCTCGGTCGCGGGGGGGGCCCAAACTTGACTCCTCCGCGGATCGACCGTTGCTGGTTCCACGACGCCGGACCAAGCGCCGGCGCGCAGGAGAGGACCAGACCAATGACCGCACAGCAGCTTATCAACGCCGCCGCCGCCTACGAGGCGAGCGCGGACCACGGGCGAATGATCATCGCCGACATCGACGCCATGCGCAGATTTGGCGCCGACAGCGGATGGTGGGATCACGCCACCGAGCCGATGACCGACGAGCAGGTCGCCGACGCGGTCGCCGAGCTGATCACCGACGAGGACGACGCGCCAACCGGCCGAGCCGCATGGGTCGCGCTCCACGGGTCGATCCACCACATGCGCAACCGCGCCAACTGATCAGGAGGGGGAGACCATGACCGACGCACGCACCCGCATCACCGAGATCCGCGCCACCCTCGCCTACGACCGCGTCGTCAGCGAGTGGGGCGACGAGGCGCCCGACGTCATAGCGCTCGCCGCCAGGCAGCTCCGCGCCTGGTACCCGATCGCCGCGGTCAGCCTGAACGTTGGCGCAGACGAGGCCACCGCGGCCCTCGTCGACAACGCCGACCTCGCAGAGCAGGACGTGATGCTGCTTCTCGATGTCGACGCCGACGTCGACGCGGCCTACGACGCAGCCGTCGAGGCGATCGTCGCCGGGCGGGTCCAGTGATTCGCCCAATCAGCGCCACGGTTGCGACGACCTGGCGCACCTACCCAAAGACTCCCGAGGAGCGGGCGCTCGAAATGCGCAAGGAGGCGCCGCAACGCTCTGTTGACGTTCCGGGTTCTTGCGCCCCGGAAGCAAGAGTCGCGATCAACGATAACCCAAGGAGGACAACGACATGACTATGACATCCGCCATCTACACCTACGACGAGCTCCGAACGGGGCGCGCACGCCGCAGGGCGTAGCTCGTCCTGCTTGCGCGCTGGGAAGAGGAAGACATAGAGCGCACTCGATACTGCCGCAACGGGCATCCTGTTCGCCTTGCGCCGGCTCCTCGATGCAGCCACTGCCCCGCCGCTCAAGGGGGAGCCGGACGATGACCGACGAAGCGCGCATCCAGCACTGGTCTGATGGGCGGTCAGACAACCATTGACGGAGGACAAGGGATGAGGCAAACCAATGAGCTCAATCGCGATGCCGCACAGCGAGAGCGAGACGAGCGCAAGTTTTCTCACGACTTCGCCAACGAGGGCGACTGCCCCTATTGCGGCGACCTCGCCGTTCTCATTGACGAGGGCAAGCTCAAGCCGTGCTTCCAGTGGGAGCGGCCGAACATCCCTGAGCCGACCGACGAATAGCGCGAGGGTCGCACCTCAATCGCGATCATAGAGGAGCACCGCGCGGTCGTGCCTCCGGCACCCTCCGCCGTTGAGCACGGTCGTCGCGCCACCCCCCGGCGCAGGGTCTTTGACCTACGACCAGCGACCGCGCGGTGCTCGCTTACGGGGGATCTGCGACCGCCGGTCATCATGCCAGCGGTCGCTTCATCACAGGGGGTCACAACATGCGCAAACCATGCCTTACCTGCGGCGTCGTCACCGACGGCCCGAGCTGGTGTCCTCAGCACGTCCCTGTGCGCAAGCGTCCCGCCGGCCGCTACAACCACCGCTGGCGCAAGGCGTCCAAGGCAGCGCGCACCGCGCAGCCGTGGTGCTCTCGCTGCGGATCAACCGAGGACCTCACCGGCGATCACGTCTTGCCGATGGCGCGAGGCGGCGACAAGAACCCCGAGCCGGAAGACATCGTTGTGCTGTGTCGCGGATGTAACTCCTCCAAGGGCGACCGCTGACCGAAACTTACGCCACGCGCAAGGTTCGGCACACGCGCGAGGGGGTAGGGGGGTCTAAGGTTATAGCCGAAATACCCCCGCAACCCGGACCCCAGGCAGGCGCGCGCAACGGCCGAGTTATGCTATTTCTGAGGAGCGCCCAAGGGGGGCGGAAGAAGTAACAAAGGGGGGCCACATGGCCAAGAAGACAGTCGCGCCTTGGCGGAACCGCATCGTTGAAACCGGCACGCTGGCTCCGGCTCAGATCATTCCGAACCCGGAGAACTGGCGCGAGCATCCGGAAAAGCAGCAGAAGGCGATGTCCGGCGCCCTGGCGCAGCTCGGATGGGTTCAGCCGGTAATCATCAACCGAACAACCGGACGATTGATCGATGGGCACATGCGTGTTGCCCTTGCCCTTCGTCAGGGAGAAGAATCCGTGCCAGTCTCTTGGGTAGAGCTCAGCGAGGCTGAAGAGAGGGTCGCCCTCGCCACCATCGATCCGCTGGGCGATCTTGCCAACAAGAACGAGGCTGACCTCTACTCGCTCATCGATCAGCTCAGCATCGACGAAGCCGACCTTGCCGCCTTCGTTGGCGAGCTTGACGAACGCGACGACGACGCGAAGGAGGAGGCCGACCCAACCGAGAAGTTCTCGCGGGCCGATGAGCTTCAGGATAAGTGGCAGGTCGTGGACGGCGACGTCTGGATCGCGGGACGTCAGCGGATCGTCTGCGGCGACAGCACCAACCCCGACCGCATCGCGGCCGCCGCCGCCGGCCGCCTTGCTGCCTCCGTGGTGACCGATCCGCCATACGGCATCTCTATGCCGGGAGTCCACAACGACGGAGAGGAGACTCTCTTCGGCCTCTTCCGGGACGTTATTGTCCTTCTGCCAATCAAGGACGCGGTCGTCGCGGCCTTCCAGTCGCCACGGCTCGTCTGGAAATGGATCAGCGCCGTCCAGGCCGCAGGCCACTCAATCGAGCGGCTTCTATGGTTCTACCGCGCGAGCAGCCGTGCCTATGCCTGGCGCGGCTGGGTCATGAAGTCGGACGCGATTGTCCTCTCCTCCATCGGCAGTCCGACCTGGCCGGAGCCAGACGGTCACAGGCCCGACACCTACGTGCAGGACACGGCTGACAAGAGCGGCATCGCCGGCTCACATCCAACCATCAAGCCCGGATGGGTCCTCCGCGACATCATTGGCAAGCTGCCGGACGGGCTCGTCTTCGATCCGTTCCTCGGCAGCGGATCAACTCTGGTGGCCTGTGAGGAGCTCGGTCGCGATGGCGCCGGCATTGAGCTCGATCCCAAGTACGTAGCAGTCGCCCTCGAGCGCTTGCAGTTGCTGGGGCTCGAGCCGAAGCGAGAGTTGCCGGAGGGCGCATGAAGGATCCGTTCGGAACCCCCGACTTCGGACCGGTCCATCGCGGCAAGAACAACAACCGCCGCGGCAAGGCGTGGGAGAAGGAGATCGCCGAGCGCATCGGGGGCGAGCGCGTTGGACAAAAGGGCGGCAAGGACGATGTTCAGCATGAGCGCTTCGCCATCCAGGCCAAGGTCGGCAAGATGTTCCCGGAGCGGTTCTGGTCTTGGCTGGGGGCCATCCCGACCAAGCCGGGTCAGCGCCGAGCGCTGATCGTGGGAGACGCACCCGGCCCAGGACGACGACGCCGAGCGATCGTCATCCTCGAACTTCGGGAGTGGGAAAAAGCAGAGGGCCTTGAGCCGCTCGACAAGGAGGACAACGGATGAACAGGAGGCTGACCAGCGAGAGCGTGACCATCGGCCACCCAGACAAGCTGGCCGACCAGATCAGCGACGCGATCCTCGACGCCCACCTGGCGCAGGATCCGCTCGCGCGCGTTGCCTGCGAGACGGCGCTCGGCAACGGCACCGCCATGGTCTTCGGCGAGATCACCTCGGAGGCCGAGGTGGACCACGAGGCCGTTGCCCGTGACGTCATCCGGGCGGTCGGCTACACCGCCGAGACCGGCTTCGACCCAGACGCTGCGCGCGTCATCATCAACATCCGCGAACAGAGCCCGGACATCGTCCAGGCTATCATCGGCGGTATCGAACTGGGCGCCGGCGACCAGGGCATCGTCTACGGCTACGCGACCGATGAGATCGGAAGTCTCTTCATCCCGGCGCCACTCGCTATCGCTCACGACCTCACCAAGATGCTCGCTGACAAGCGGCGCTGGACGACCTCCGGCCTTCGGCCAGACGGCAAGGCCCAGGTCAGCGTCACCTACGATCAGGACGGCGACATCGCGTCGATCGACACCGTCGTCATCAGCGCTCAGCACGACGAAAGCAAGGGTCTCGAGGACCTGCGCTACGAGCTTGAGGACGAGGTTCGATGCCGCATGCCCATCGGCCTGCCGGCGATTGGCCGCGTGCTCATCAATCCGGGAGGGCGCTTCGTGCTTGGCGGTCCGGCCGCCGACGCTGGACTCACCGGCCGCAAGATCGTCGTCGACACCTACGGCGGGGCGATCCCGCACGGCGGCGGAGCGTTCAGCGGCAAAGACCCGACGAAGGTCGACAGGAGCGGAGCCTACGCCGCGCGACACGCGGCGCTCAACGTCGTTGCCGCCGGACTTGCCCGACGATGCCAGATCTCTATCGCCTACGCCATCGGGCAGGCGGCACCGGTCGCCGTCACGGTCGACACCTTCGGGACCGGCCACCTGCGCGACGAGATCCTGGCCAAGCTCCTCAAGGAAACCTTCGACTTCCGCCCAGGCGCGATCATCGAGCGCCTCAACCTCCGCCGGCCGATCTACGCCGAGACGGCGCGCAACGGGCACTTCGGAAACTACCGCTTCCCGTGGGAGCAGCCGGACGCCATCGACCTGCTCGAGAGGATCATCTGATGCCAACCTACGAACTCGAGTGCCTGCGATGCGCGACCGTCGTCGAGATCCGCAAGGCAATCACCCAAGACATCACCGAGCGCTTTCACGAAGGGTGCGGCGGAGAGTTCCGCCGGATCTACAGCACGCCCGCCGTCGTCTACCAAGGCACCGGCTTCGCCAAGAAAGATCGACAGAAAGGAGGACCGAACCATGGCTGATAACCGCTCACCGTTTCGCCGCTTCGTCGCGCTCGCTAAGCGCCTCGGCCTAACCTCGGACTTCACGCTTGAGGACCGCGGTCAACGAGCCGACGAAGACGCCTTCGCTCAGGTCGAGTTCACGACCAACGCGAGGACGGCCGCGTTCTCCTACAACCCGGATCACTTCGACCGCGCACCGGAGGCGACGAAAGCGCTGGTGATCGCGCACGAGGTTGCCCATCTTCTGCTCCACGACCTCCAGGTCAGCGGAGAAACGGCCATCTCGGCGCTGCCAGACGGCGCCGCCCGCAGCGTTGCCGGCGCAGCCTTCGAGCGGCAGGTCGAGCTCGCCTGCGATCGCATCGGCAAACTCATCATTGGAGGGCCACGCTGATGGGACGACGCGGACCAGCGCCAACACCAACCGCTATCAAGAAGGCGCGCGGAGAGACACGGCCGAGCCGGATCGGCAAGAAAGAGATCGCACCAAAAGCGGTCGCCCACCTCGAGGCGCCCGATGATCTCAGCGACGACGCCAAGCCGGTCTGGATCGCCGTCGTTGACGCCATCGGTCACACGGGAGTGATCACCGCGGTCGACGTCGAAGCGCTTCGCGCCTACGCCGAAAGCGTTGCCACCTACCGCAAGGCCGCCAACATCGTCGCGCGCGGCGGTCCGATCATCAAGGGCCGCAACGGAGAACTCGTGCGTAACCCGGCGATCATCGTGATGAAGCAGACCGGCGAGGCGTCTCGCGCCTGGGCTCGCGAGCTCGGGCTCACGCCGGCGAGCCGAGTCGGGCTCGAGGCAGTGGCGAGCCAGGGCCAACACGCCGGAGCCAACGCCAAGCTCGACGCGATCCTCGCGGGGGCTGACATCGCAGCGCAGCTCCGCGAGGGGAAGACACACTGATGGCCCGCCGCCCGAAGGCGGCAGCGCCGACCCACGGACAGCTGGCGATCGAGTTCATCGAGGCGTTCTGCCGCGTCCCGAAGGGCGAGATGGCTGGTCAGCTCATGAAGCTCCTGCCCTATCAACGCGAACTCCTCGAGCAGGCGTTTGAGATCGGCGCCGGCGGCACGCGCCGCTACCGCCGCGCGTTCTGGGGGATGCCGCGCGGATCCGGCAAGTCGGGTCTGGCCTCGTCGCTCGCCCTCTTCGGACTCTTCGACCCGCTTCACGTCGGCGCCGAGGTCGTCGTCGGAGCCGGTGACCGGCAACAGGCGCGGATCATCTTCGACGCCGCTCGCCGGATGATCGAGCTCGACCCCATCCTCAGCGAGCGCCTGCGCGTCTACAAGACCGTGATCGAGGAGCCAACCCGAGGCGGCACGTTCCGCGTGCTCTCCGCCGACGCACCCCGCGCCGAGGGTCTGTCTCCGAGCCTCGCCATCGTTGATGAAGTGCACGTTCAGCCGAACGACGACCTCTGGTCGGTGCTGTCGCTGGGAACAAGCAAGCGCCGCAACTCCTTGATCCTCGGCATCACCACCGCCGGCAAGAAGACCGACAGCCACGGACGCGACAGCTTGGCCTACCGACTCTGGCAGCTGGGCAACCAGATCGCCGACGGCGAGCGCACCGACCTCACCGACTTCCACTTCCGGTGGTGGGGCGCCGGTCCCAAGGACGATCCGAAGTCCCCCGAGACTTGGCGGAAGGCAAACCCGGCCTATGACATCCTCGTCCCCGCCGACGCCTTCGCCGCCGACGCCGCCGGCGGCGTACCGTGGGATGACTTCCTCACTCGGCGCCTCAATCTCTGGGTTAGCAGCAACGAGTCGTGGCTTCCGCGCGGATCCTTCTCCGATTGCTACGCGCCGCGCCGCATTCAGCCGGGAGAGGCCATCGTCGTCGGGTTCGACGGTGCCTTCAACGGCGACTGCGTTGCGCTGGTCGGCGCGACCCTGGACGGCCACATCGAGCCGCTCGGCCTCTGGGAGCGACCGATCGACGATCCCTCCTACCAGGCGCCGATCGAGGAGGTCGAGGCCGCGATCCGCGACCTGTGCCGCACCTATGACGTCAAGGAGATCGCCGCCGACCCATACCGCTGGGCGAGGTCGCTCCAGATCCTCGAGGCCCAGGGGCTACCGGTCGTGCAGTTCCCACAGAACACGACGCGCATGACCCCGGCGACCTCGGGCTTCCGAGACTCGGTCGTCAGCAAGGCGCTGACCTGGGGTGGCGAGGACAAGCTGGCCGCCGCTCTCCGGCGCCACATCGAGGCCGCGACCATCCGCACGGACCGCGAAGGCCGACAGAAGATGGCCAAAGAAAGCCGAGCCTCGGGCCGCCGGATCGACCTTGCCGTCGCAGCAGTGATGGCGCTGTCGCGCGCTCGGTGGTATGCTACCGAGGGGAGCAAAGCAGACGACAAGCCGAAGGTCAAGTTTTTCACCTTCGACTGACGCCGCGCTGGGCGGGGCGCTCGGGCGATCTATCAGGAAGACCCGCAAGGAGGATCGACATGCTCTCAAACGCGTTCGAGGTGGCGGGCATCGTTCTCATCACCATCGCAGCCTGGTCCGTCGACCCAAGGCTCGGCACCCTCATCGCCGGCATCGGATGCCTGATCGTCGGCCTGGCACTGGATAGGAGCACCCGCACGTGAGCATCATCCGCCGCGCCCTTGGGCTCGAGACCGAGACCCGACTCTTCCAAAGCACCTCCCTGATCCCACGACCGGGCGACGGCTACATCGGCGAGGCCGGCGCTTCCGTCAACGTCCAGACCGCCACCGGCCTCACCGCCGTCTGGGCCGCCGTCGGCCTGGTCGCCGACACCGTTGCCAGCCTTCCCGCCGACGTCTACCTCCGCCGCGGCGCCGCCCGCATTCCGCTCCGCCCACGACCGAGCTGGCTTGAGGTACCGGTTCCGGCCGATCCAAACTTCACCAGCTGGAACCACTGGCATCAGGTCACCCTCTCCCTGTTGCTTCACGGAAACAGCTACACCTACGTCATCCGCAACCGCCGAGGCGAGGTGGTCGAGGTGCGCGTCCTCAACCCAGAGCGCGTCACTCCGAAGATGATCAAAGACCCGAAGACCGGTGAGGAGATCGTCGCCTTCCAGATCCGCGCCAACGAAGGCAAAGAGGTCATCCTCGGGCCAAACGAAATCATTCACATCAAGCGGTGGACCAACCCAGGCGAGATCCTCGGCCTCAGCCCAATCGAGGCGTGCCGCACTTCGCTCGGCGGAACCATCGCGACCGAGCAGTTCGGCGCACGCTGGTTCCGCAACTCCGGCGTCCCGTCGGGCGTCATCCAGGTCCCCGGCGAGCTGACCGAGGAGCAGGCCGCAGACATCGTTGGCGGCTGGCGCCGTCGTCACAGCGGCAGCAACACGCCGGGCATCCTCACCGGCGGTGCGACCTTCCAGCCGATCCAGGTCAAGCCCGCCGACATCGCCTGGCTCGACGCTCGCAAGTTTGGCATCGACGAAGTCAGCCGCATCTTCCGCGTGCCAACGACCAAGCTCAGCGGCGAGACCGGCAACCGCAGCTACAACTCTATCGAGGCCGACCAGACCGCGTTCGTCGTCGACTCGATCCGCCCATGGCTTGAGCTCATCGAGCGCAGCTATCAGCGCATCGTTCCAGGCGGCGCCGACTCATTCATCAAGTTCAACGTGGACGGCTTGCTCCGCGGCGACGCGAAGAGCCGATCCGAGGCATACGCGACCGGCATCCGCGCCGGCTACATGACTGTCGCCGACGTCCGCCGACTCGAGGACCTTGCGCCGTTGGGCGAAGAGCTGCGACAGCCACTCCGCGAAGTGAACCTGGCGCCGGCCGCGCTCGCCGACCAGAAGCTCCGCGCCGACACAGCCGCCTCGCTGATCGCCGCGGGCTTCGCGCCGGACGACGCCGCCAAGGCCGCCGGCATCGACATCCGCGCCCCACGCGTTGTCGCCGCAGCAGCTCGAGAAGACGACGCTGAGATCGAACAACCAGAAGAGGAGAACAGCTAACATGGCCACCGTCACATCGTATACCGTCAGCACCTCGGCAGTTCGCATCGTCGCGCCCGTCGCCTGGGAGAAGCGCTGGGTTATCATCAGCCCGCGGAACAGCGCTGATGTTCACATCGGATCAACCTCGGCAGTCACCTCCTCCTCCGCCGCGCTGCTCAAGGATCAATACCTCGAGCTGCCGATCCACGCGAACGAAGAGCTGTGGGCGATCAGCGCAAGCGGCAGCCACGCCGTCGACGTCATCATTACGGAGAACTGAGTCATGCCAGCAGCACGCTACGACGTCCAGATCGAACAAGGCGCCACCTTCGCGCTTGACTTGAGCTACACCGACGCCGCCGGTACGCCGGTCGATCTCACCGGCTGGGAGGCGCACGCCCAGTTCCGCCCAGACTACACCGAGGCGCCGATCCTGTCGATCACGCACGACGACTACATCGAGCTCGGCGATGACAACGGCACCGTCGAGGTTCGCATTCCAGCATCGGTCACCGAGGATCTTCCGGCGCCGGTCGCCGGGGTCTACGACCTCACGCTCACGAACGTCAGCAGTGGCTTCGTGATCCGACTGGTCGCGGGGCTCTACACAGTAAGCCCAGCCGTCACCCGGGAGGCATAACCCATGACGGTCAACGTCCAGCAGGACGGCCGCGTCGTCATCAACCGACAGACGTCGACCGTCACCATCTCAACGGCGGGCACGCCGGGCGCAAGCCACGACACCTGGATCTTCAATCAGGTCGCGCCGTTGGCCGTATGGGAGATCACCCATCCCTTCGAGGGCCACTACCCAAGCGTGACGATCACCGATCTCTCGGGCGTCATCGTTCACGCGGCGGTAGAATACCCTTCCTCGCAATCTATCAGGGTCACCTTCCTCGCACCGTTCGCGGGCCGGGCCCTCATCAACTAATCAGTAAGGAGAACGACGATGCCGATCAAGTTTTTGAATCACGTTTCGCTGGAGGGGGCCGAACTTCAGAAGGCCCGAATCGAGTCCCTCGCGGAGGCCCCAACCGCAGTAGCCGGCCGCATTTATTTTGACACTGCCCTTGGCTACACCCGCGTCTATAGCGGGGCCGAGTGGCTTCGCCTCGATGACGCGCAGGCCATCTCCGACGCCGCCGCCGCACAGGGCGACGCGACCCAGGCACTCACCGACGCGTCTACCGCTCAGTCCGCCGCCGACGCCGCACAGGGCGATGCTACCCAGGCGCTGACCGACGCGGCCACCGCCCAGTCCGCCGCCGACGCGGCTCAGGGCGACGCGACTCAGGCCCTAACTGACGCGGCCACCGCGCAGTCCGCTGCCGACGCAGCGCAGTCCGCAGCCGACGCAGCACAGGGCGACGCGACCCAGGCACTCACCGATGCAGCCACCGCTCAGTCCGCCGCCGACGCGGCTCAGGGCGACGCCACACAGGCTCTCACCGACGCGGCTACCGCCCAGTCCGCCGCCGACGCAGCTCAGGGCGACGCGACTCAGGCTCTAACTGACGCGGCCACCGCCCAGTCAGCCGCCGACGCAGCGCAGGGCGACGCAACACAGGCACTGACCGATGCGGCCACCGCCCAATCCGCTGCCGACGCAGCGCAGGGCGACGCGACTCAGGCACTCACCGACGCGGCCACCGCGCAGTCTGCTGCCGATGCCGCCCAGGGCGACGCCACCCAGGCGTTGACCGACGCAGCCACCGCCCAGTCGGCTGCCGACGCCGCACAGGGCGACGCGACTCAGGCACTCACCGACGCGGCTACCGCCCAGTCCGCCGCCGACGCAGCACAGGGTGACGTCGACGCGCTCGACAGCCGCGTAGGCGCACTCGAGACCGGCGTAAGCTGGAAGCAGTCCGTCCGCGCTACGACCACCGAGAACATCACCCTCAACGGTGAGCAGTCGATCGACGGAATCTTCGTCGTCGACGGCGATCGCGTCCTCGTCAAGAACCAGGCCGACCAGACACAGAACACGATCTACGTCGTGGTCGACGGCGATGACTGGACCACGGCCGCCGACGCCGACACCTTCGCCAAAGTCAAAGGCGCGGCCGTCTTCGTCGAGGAGGGCCAGACGTTCCAGAACAGCGTCTTCGTACTCGCGTCGGATCTCGATGCGCCGGCACGACAGGTTGCCGACAGCACTGACAGCCACGTCTTCGCCGATGATGGCGAGACGTCGTACGCTTTCCTCTCGGAGATCGACGGCACTGGCTCGAGCCAGATCAAGGTCGCCGGAACGGTCACCTCGGATGAGGACGTTGTTCTCGTCATGCGCACCTTCGGCGCCGACGGCAACTGGTACATCGCCGAAAGCGCGACCATCCTCGCCGGCACCGCAGTCGCCGTCGATGTCGACTTCTCTCCAGAGGACCTCGTACCAGAGACGAGCGGATCGCTCGTCTTCGGCCCGACCTTCCAGAACCAGGGGTTCGACCTCAACATCAAACTCGCAACCGAAA